TCTTGAACAAGACTTTGAGAGGAATGCCAAATCCTGCACATGGTTTTGTGGTATGATGGCTGTTTTCAGCTTCTTATTCGCATGGTTTACGTTCGGCAATCCATTTTATGGACTTCCTTTTGCAACAATGGCCGCCATTTTCTACTTGTCTTATATGGTAAAGTTACAAGATGCTCTTGAAAAAGAACTTCTTGTGAAGTTATACAATAAGAATCTCAATGTCTCACCGATAGTTAAATCTGTCCGTGATGATCGAGTAAAGTATGCAATTGGTGGTTGTGCTGCATTGGGTTGTCTCTATTTCGTGGGTAAAGCTGTACGTGATCATTATGCGAAGATGAAAACGCAAGGATCTCTTTCACCTGTAACTCAGGCGGAAGTTGATGAGCGTGATGCTGAGAAGAATGTATGGACGCAAGTTACGTCTAGACCCCTCCCCATTTCCGACATTTCGAAGACTGTGACACCTAGTGTGTTACAAGGTCTTGTTGACAAGAACCAAGTTTGTTGTCAAATGGAACGTCCGGATGGGTCGATTGGTCAGATGAACTGCCTCGTACTCCGGCCTAATGCTGTGCTGATCCCAGGTCATTACTTTGATGATGTGGGTCCTAGCATGGCATGTTCATTCTATAAGTCGAATTCATCATCTAATGGTGGAAAATTTTGTTCTCGCATAGAGTTAGAAACTTCTTATAGAGTGCCCGGTACCGACTTAGCCATCTGTTATATCACAAGCGGAGGATCATTTCGCGATCTCACAAAGCATTTTCCACTAGAAGACATTTCTGGTAATGTAAACTTTCATCTGAATTATAGGTTCAGAAGTGGAGTTCTCAAAACTAGTAAGGGTTCTGGTGAAGTTGCTGATGTGGACGTGGATGATACGTATTCCTACACAGGTCTACGTTACCTCTTGGATTCCAACACGTTTCCTGGTATGTGTGGTGCTACATTACATTCTGAATCATCTGGTTCAGTTATTTTGGGCATTCACCTTGCAGGCGTGGAAGGAACTGGATATGGAGTAGCGGGGAC